GATGAAAAAAAAAGTCAATAATTGACTATAATCATTCAAAAGTTCTCCATCAGCAAATAATTAATTCAATGAATTTAAAATAAAATTGTATTTATGGCAATAACATTTGTTCAAAATATGCCTCTTGATTGTTATGATGACGCATCATCTAATCAAAGATTTGTTACTTTTAATCTATGTGGAAGAGCAAGTGTTGTTCAGGGTTCAAATACAATAGACAAAGTAGATTTATCCAAAATATCTATTCCAATCTCTGAATTTACACATACAAGCACTATATTAGAGAATGGTGATACTTTATTAAATGGGGTGGTTAATTTGAAATTTATGATGATATTAGTTACATATCCAACAGATGAATCTATTACATCTGCTAATAGATATATTGAGTGGTCTATGGACAATACTAATTGGAATGTTTTAAGAGAGATGATGGTTTTAACTGGCGAAGATAATTTGGTCTATATAAGAAACACGAGAGGTTTTTCAGTTAGACTTGAAATTTTAGCAACAAAGTAAAATATAGAAAACTATGAGTACAGGATTAACTCCAGACAAAAAAAGTCATATAACATATAATTCTTCAGAATCAAATAAAGCAACAACTAATGTAAATTTAGAAAATTTTGAAGAATCGTATTCAGAAATATTCCCTATTAATCCAAATCAACTTTGGACAGATTCGGATAAAATACCAAATGTAAATCCTATAAAAGAAGATACATTTGGTGATGGACTTACTTATGAAGATTCTGGAGATGTGATATTTACTAAATTTCATCAAAAGGTTTTGACTTTTGATGAAGGTAGTTCTACAGCATTTTATGATTCAACAGGTGATTTATACAATTGTATACCACCAAGATTATTTGGAGTAGATTATCAAGTAAAAGTATGGAAATATGATACTATATCTACAAATTGGCTTCCAATTCCATTAGGTCAAAATGATTGGGTATTTAATTATTCGTCAGGTGTTCTTACATTTTTTAATGGATTACCCGAAGGAGTAACATCAGGAAATCCACCTGCTGTTACAACTTATAGATATGAAGGTGGTATAGGATTTCCTGCAAGTATATTAGGTGGTCAAGGTAATCAAGGTAGAATTGGAGCACAAGGATTAGAGGGAACTCAAGGAGTTCAGGGTATTCAAGGTGTTCAAGGAGTTCAAGGTGTTCAAGGAGTTCAGGGTATTCAAGGTATAATTGGAGCACAAGGAAATCAAGGAAGACAAGGACCACAAGGATTTCAAGGTAATCAAGGTAATTTAGGTAATCAAGGTAATCAAGGAACAGGTGGGGTAGGACCACAAGGACCTGCTGGACCAACTGGGCCAACTGGACCAACTGGACCGACTGGGCCAACTGGACCGACTGGACCTAAAGGTGACACAGGTGATACTGGACCAAAGGGTGATAAAGGTGATACAGGTGATATTGGACCGCCAGGTCCTTGCCCTTGTCCACCCATAAATCAGGCTATTCCTAAAAGTGATACTTCAGATTTAGAATTAACTATTAATGCTGATACAACATTTGTAAAAATTGGTGGGACACCAGGTTCAAGTTTTCAACTTATAGGTATAGATGATAATACTGATGGTAGATTATTGTATATTTCAAATGAGACTAATGTAACAATGAGCATTGTTCATGGTTCATTAGCAACGAGTTCAGGTGCTAATTCAATTATGCTTTCAACAGGTGGCGGTACATATAATGTTTCAGCATATGCTGCTGTAACTCTTATTTATTCAAGTACCACAAATGGTGGTACAGGTGCATGGCAATTATTATAAGGAATTAAATTATGGGTTGTAATTGTAATAAAAAACAAATACTTACATCTTCTACTGAAATAAATTCAAGTAAAAAAGTAGAAGAAACTAAATCACAGCCATTTCAACCACATATTCTTCCCGATACGGATTCTGTATATTTACAAAGAGTAGAAATTTGTAATTCTTGTGAATATAGAGATTCAGTTAAAGAAAGATGTATGAAATGTGGTTGTTTCATAAAAGCAAAGGCAAGATTACGCCAATCTCATTGTCCACTTCCAGAACCTCGGTGGTAAATTGTATTCATATAAAGATATATTAATTGATTTAAATTTAATTGACAAAGATTCTAATGTCAAGAGTTTAAAGTGGGATACCTCTCTTTTTATATCAAAAGAAATGTCTGCACTTTCTCATTTAATGATGAGGAAATCTTCAATTGATGGGATTCCATATGGTAGATGGTTTTATGAAGAATTGAAAAATAGTAAAGATGTTAAATTTGATAAAGAATTATTATTAAATTGTATAGATAATCCAAATATTCTACAATACAATCAACCTATACCTCCTTTAGAAGATTATTCATTTACTTTTGCTGATATTTTTTGTAATGTTGGTGGTGCTACTTTAGGTTTAATGAAAGCAGGTGGTCGTTGCGTTTTTTCTTATGAAGAAAAATTAAAACCATCAAGACATTCATACGGATTTAATTTTGGTATTATACCTTATTCAAATGTTGATGTATTAAAAGAAAAAGAATTTCCAAAAGTTGATGTAATCATAACATCATTAGATATTCAATCATTACCGCTTAATAAAGGCAAAAAACCAAAGTTTGATAGTATGATTGAAACAAATTGGTATACCTTTATTGAATTTGTAAATAAACTACAACCGAAAGCAGTAATAATAGAATCTAATAAAACACAAAGACATGAATCTTTTGATGTTTCAACTTCTGTTGCATTTAGAACACTTAAAGAAGCAACTGGATATTATGCGACAAGTCCAGCGATTTTGGATGCGTTGAATTATGGCGTACCACAAATGCGTAAAAGACTTTGGTTTGTAGCATTTTCTAATCCTCTTTCTACCTTAAATTATGAATGGCCTTTACCAGAAAAAAGAACTTGGAAATTAAAGGATATTTTGGAAGAAAAAGTTGAACCAAAATATTACCTTACCAAAAAGCATGAATTATATCTTGAAAAAAATGATAAAACAAATAAAGATAAGGGTTATTGGTTTTCTTCTATTGTTTTAGATCCTGAAAAGGAATCAAAATCTATATCATTTGGTGGACAGGGTTGGGATAGAAATATAATTTATGATGAAATTAATGCACCAGAATCTCTTCCTAATAATAAAGAAATAAACTCAAAAAAATTAAGAAGATTAACCACACGAGAATTATTACGCTTACAAGGTTTTCCTGAAGAATTTGCTATTCCTTCTATTTGGACTATAAGTTGGTCTTTTATGGGTATGGCTACGAATGTAAATGTTGCTGAAAGAATTGGCAAATCTGTATTAAAAGCAATTGATGAAAAAACTATTGAGAAATCTGCGAAAATTTTGATAAATTCGGGAATAAACTTTTAAAGTTATTTTCATATAATTAGAAGTTCAACAATATAAAATATACCTATGAGTAAAAATAATCCAACAATTAGTGTATTAACTCCTACTTGGAATAGAGGAATAAATATGCTTAGTCGATGTATGGCATGTGTCAATTGGCAGACTTTTAAGGATTGGGAACATGTCATTGTATCAGATGGACCAGATCCTGTATTAAGAGAATACTTTGCAGTTGCTTCAAAAAAAGATACAAAGCGTTCTTTTCACGAGTTAGAAGAAAATCATGCAGACTATGGAGCATCTGTTAGAAAGTTAGCAATGCCATGGTTGAAAGGTAAGTATTTTGCTTTTCTTGATGATGATAATGTGATGTTTCCAGAATTTTTAGAAGAAATGGTTGGTGCTTTGGAGGGAACTGGACCTGAAGTAGGATTTGCTGTTTGTCAAATACTTCATTTAGGGCCACTTCAAGCGTGGGTTGGACAACCACCACAAATTCTTTCAGGTTGGCCAATAGTAGTTGGCGGAATTGATACACTTCAAGTTGTTGTAAAAAGAGAAGCAATAGAGAAAGTAGGATGGGTTGCTGAAAAAGGATTTTATTCAGACGGATATACATATGAAGCTCTTTCAAAAGAATTTAGACATATTCGAGTTGAAAAAATTCTTGGAGTTCATATCTAAATGAGTAAAAATCTTGTTTGGACTGTAAATATTAATAATCATTTTTCAGAAAATGCTCGTAAATCTTTAAGTCATGCAGCAGACCGATGGAAATGTGACTTTATGGAAATACGAACAATCTTCGATGAAAGATTATATCCATCATTTGCAAAAATATGTTCCTTTGAAAAACTTGAAGGATATGAAAGGTGTGCTTATTTTGATTCAGATATGCTGATTCATATAGACACACCTAATCCATTTGAGGTATTTGAAGATAAGAAAAAGTTTGTAGCGGTTTTGGATATTCATCCTAAAAAGCACGACCACAATAGTGAACAATGGATTGCAGTCAAAAATAATAATCAAGATTTTTATTGGCATATTTTAGAAAATCAATTTGGTTGGGGTGTGCCAAGAGAAAGATTCCTTGATAATTTTTTTAATTCAGGATTTTATATGATGTCTCCTAAACATCATAAAGCAATTTTCAAAGCAATATCTCAAGCACTTCCATTAACAGATGGAAGGGAAAACTTTTGTTTCTCTGCTCATTATGAACAAGCTCTTTTTAATTATATTGTTCAAGCATATAGAAAAGATGAACTTACATTAGTAGATGAAATTTGGAATCGTTTAGAACCACCTATTGATTTACCAAGAATGAGTGATTATGTATGGCATTTCACAGGACATAACTTTTGGAAAATCAAACACACAATTAAAGACTATGACTGGACAATTCAATGAAAAGAGCAGTTGTAACAATAGATATAAATAATTTTCAAAGAGAAAACTCAAGAAAATCTATGGAATCTGCCGCTTCAAGATGGGGGGCAGATTTTATTGTTTCTACGCATCTTTATGTTGGAGATGCTTATGGTTTTACTTTTAATAAAGCATTTTTAGATTTTATAGCATCAGGTTATGACCAAATAGCATTTTTTGATGCTGATTGCATTATTCGTTCTGATGCTCCAACTCCATTTACATTAATTGTACCTGAAAAAATTAAAGCCGTGCAAAATGGAAATGAGAGAATTGGTAATTATCAAAATACGCTACATCAGCATACCTATAACTTATTGAGAATAAATCAACAGCATCAAATGCTTCAAGTTATTGAACGACCTGATGTATATTTCAATACAGGTTTTATTCTTTCTGATGTATCTACATTAAGAAGATTATGCCATTTAGTGAGAACAATTATGCCTGAACTCAACTATGATAGATTTAATCCAATATATGAACAAGCATTATTTAATTATGCTTCAAGATGTATTAGCCCTAATTTGAATAATCCTTTTTTTGAATATGCAGAAGAATGTTGGAATTATATGTATCCATCTGATTTAGTTAATCAAAGTGAATGGGTATACCATATATCTAATGATGTAGCAAATAGAAACTTTGTAATAGATAATTTACCTTGGAGACTATAATGATAGATGTTTCTGATTATATTGTTGAAAGCATAAAAAACATTTGGGGTGATGGTGAATTCTATAAAAGTGTTGATGAAGAAGGAAACAAAACCCTTGTAGTTATTTTAGAAGGTTTAGAAGAATTTGAAATAGATTTGAAAACCGCAGAAACTGCAATTATTGACGATGGTATTAATCCTGATGATTATGCTCATAGAATTATAAGAACAATTCAATTCTACGGAGAAGATGAAGCAAATTTTGAACAAATAGCAAAATCAATGGAATTGATATTTGAGGTTCTGACAAGAATGGATGCAGATTATACAGTCGGTGATTGCGTTAAAGATGAAGAAGAAGAAAATATGTGTATTGGACTTTGGATTAATGTAGGAATATACCCTGTTCCATTTTATTTTAAAGACACATGGGAAAATTTAGTAAGAGATGAAAGAAATGCAACCGAGTATGTAAGATATGTTATATTTAATCATACTGGAAAAAATATATGAAGATGGTTTGTATAGCAATAGCTTGGAATGAAGAAGAATTATTACCTATATTTTTAAATCACTATGAAAAATTTTGCGAAAAGATTATTATCTATGATAATGAATCTGATGATAGAACTGCTGAAATATGCGATGCGCATCCCTTGGTAGAAAGAAGAATATATGCAACCGATGGTCAAATTAGAGATGATGTATATTTAGAAATTAAAAATAGTGCATGGAAAGAATTTAGAGACTATGATTGGGTTTGTGTTCTTGATTTAGATGAATTCATTTATCATGAAGATTTAGAAACATTCCTTTTATCTTGTAAAAGAAAGGGTATTAGTATTCCCCAAACAACAGGATATTCTATGTGTTCTGAAACTTTACCAAATTCAAAATCTGATATTTGGCAAGAAATTAATAAAGGAATGAGAGACACATGGTATGATAAAACTCCAATTTTTGATCCTAAACTTATAGATGACATTGGATTTAAACATGGTTGTCATGCTTGTTATCCTGCTGGAGTTATCATTTATGATAAATATTTGAGTCTTAAACTTCTACACTATAAAAATATAGGTGGATTAAAAAGACTTGAAGATAGAAGAAAATTATATGAGAAAAGATTGAGTTCTATAAATATAGAAAGAAAGTGGGGACATAATTATTTGTATCCTTGTAGGATAAAAGAAGAATGGGATAAACATAAATTATATTCTACTGAAATATTGTAAATAAACTTAATTCTGAAATTTTATTAAATAGAATGCACGTGCAAATGCAATAAAAATAAATTAAAAGGAGTCCAAAATGGATTTACATTCTTTTGTTTTAGGGATTGTGAGCGTGGTGGTGCTATCATTGATTAGCGTTATCGTGTACACTTTCTTTAAGGTGAATGTGTTTGATAATAGATTTTCATATGTTGATGAAAAAATTCGTAAAAACTTTGAACAGTTATTACAAGAAAACAAAACAATATCAAATGATATGATGGAAAGATTGCGAGATACTCATCGGAATATAGACCAGAGATTTGATAAATTTGAAAATAGGTTAAATGTTAGTTGTTTTAAAGAAACAAAAGAAAAACAAGAACGATTATATTCATAAAATAATTAAACCCTCTGATTAATTTCAGAGGGTTTTTTATTCAGAATTATGCTTTTGATAGAATCAATACTCTGAATAAAATGTATAACTAAAATAACTTTCTATAAATGAAATCAATATTAAATTTCTTCACAAGAAAAAAGAATCAAATGAAAAGAAAATATGAAGAGCATTATGGTATGTCAAATCTAAATCCTGATTTACAAAAAAATATAAATGCGTGGTCATCATCAGTGGCTAAGGAAATGGAGACACAATTATTTATGCTTAGAGATTTACGAAAAAAACTTGATGAGATGAAAAAATCAAAGAATAACTGCTAATTACTTAAAATATAATTCAGTTTTGATTAAATACATATGAAAGTGATAATTAAATAGATATATAGGGAATGATTATAAACAATAGATTATTATGAGATATTTGATATTAGAAAGTAATTCTGGAATAGAAGAAAAGATAAAATTATTTATACCATTTGGTTTATTACAAGAAATTCTAATTTCGGGATTTCCTACAATGTTTATTGAGGCGATTTCAAGTGGTAAAATTAAAGATGGTGCTCATATTTTAAATTCTAATGATGAAGTTAGAATTACAATCAATGTTTCAACATTAAGAACAATCAAAGGACCGCAATCAATTCAAGCTATTTCCTTTATTGAAATATCAGAAAATGTAGTTGAGAAGAAAGAAGATATACAAAAACTGAATCAACTAACTAAAGACATAGAACAAATATATCCCCATATAAAAATTTCAGTTGTTCAAAATTGGGTAAGAGAATCAGAAAAAGAACAAATACCTCAACAGATGGGTGGTGTATTTTTACCAAAAGATAAATGGTATTTGACAGATGAAAATGTTAAACTATTAAAAAGTATTGAGGGCAGACCAAGAAATAAACCATTTTGGGATGTTAAGCATTGGGCAATTGGTTATGGTCATATGTTAAAGAGTCAATTTGAATTGGGTGAACAGATTACTGATGAAAAAATAGAAGAACTTTTTATTGCTGATAAAAAAAGATTTGAGAATGCTATTAAAGAAACTATAAATGTCCCATTGACATTAGATATGTATGCTGCACTTGTATCATTTGCATATAATTGCGGTGCTTATGGTTTTAAAGGTTCTAAAACAGCAGAGTTAGTAAATGCTAAAAAATATAACGAAGCTGCTGAAACTCTAAAAACTGAAAAAATTAAGTTAGGGACTAAATATGAAAAGGGTTTAAGAAGAAGAAGACAAAGGGAATCTGATTTATTTTTGGGTAAAAATGATAAAAATTCATAGAAAATGAAAAAAATGCGTAAAAAAATATGCAAAAAATCTTCAAAAACCTTCCAAAACTCAATTTTTAACAAAAAAATAGAAAAAACTATTCATATATAGAATAAAATAAGAGGATAATTATACAAAAAACCTCTTTTCCCTAATTTTAGGGTATAAAATTATAAGTGAGTCATAATATGGATATGACACTCGATGGACAAAAAGTTGTCCTTATTGTTGAAAATAGTAATCACAAACTCCAAGTTAAAGATAAGAATAATGATAGATATATCTTGGAGGGTGTTTTCTGCCAATTCGGTGTAGAAAACAATAACAGACGTATTTATGAAGAGCGTGAGTATTTACCACATTTGGATTATCTGAACGAGAAAATCAAATTAGGTAATCTCACAGGACAACTTGATCATCCTCAAGACTTTGAAGTTCGCTTATCACAAGCATCACATCTTATTGAGAATCTTGAATATGATCAAAACAGCCGTCAAGTTGTTGGTAAAGTTCGTTTGCTTTCAACAAGATCAGGTAAAGATGCAAGAGCACTTATTGATGATGGAGTTCAACTTTCAATTTCATCAAGAGCAGCTGGTGTTGTAGAATCAGACAAATCTGTTAAAATTAAAAGAATTTTCACTTATGATTTGGTTGCTGACCCTGGTTTTGCTAATGCACAATTAACAAGATTAAATGAATCATTAGGTTTTACAAATAATGATTCTGTTAATATTTATGATATGAGTTCAAAGTATGCGAGTGTAGAAGATGCAATTGAAGTTCTCGACCCGCAAATTAAAAATCAACCCTCTAAAATGGACCATTATGTGACGGAGGAAGTCTTAAATGACTACTCAAAAGAAATTCGCAAAGAGTTTGAGCGTTTTTCAAAGCGTCTTGATGAAATGAGGTCAGAAAACTCTTCTACGAGCGGTTCGACAACTTTCATCAACGAATTTGAGCGCATGGCTAAATATGTAAATTATTTGGCTGAAAAACTTGATCAAGTTATTGAATATTCAAATTATCTTGCTGAAAACACACAATCAATTCGTGATTATAGTAGTTATATCGCAGAGAATTTGAATAATTCAATTAACTATTCAGAGCATATCGCTGAACATGTTGAGAAAACACAGCACTATACTAATTATCTCGCTGAAAACCTTGATAAAGGTATTCAATATACAGAGCATGTTGGTGAAGAAGTTGAAAACCAAGCAAAGAAAATCAATGAAGCAATTAAATATTCTGAATATATTGCTGAGAATCTTGACAAAGGTATTCAATACTCAAATTATTTAGCAGAGAATGTAAATAAATCACAAGTATACGCAGATTATCTTGCTGAGAATCTTGACAAGAATATTTGCTATTCTAATTACATTGCTGAAAAATTGGACACTGGATTACAATATGCAGATTACATTGCTGAAAATGTAAATAATACACAAAAGTACACTAACTATTTGGCAGAAACTCTTGACCAAAGTATTCAACACAATGATTATTTGTCAGAGCATTTGGATAACACAATTCGTTATACCGAATATATTGCTGAAAATGTAAGTGGTAATGGTTCAAATACTTTAGTAAATGAATCATTAAATGAAAGTCAATCTATTTTGTCATCATATAATGAAAATACACCTATAAGCCAAAAAATTGATTCTATTTTGGAATCTATCAGAAAACAAAAGATAGATACAGTTACCAAAAAGAACAATTATCAGTTTATGGGTATCTTGAGTGAATCAAAACAAAATGAATTCCTCGCACTTGATGAGACTGCAAAACAAAAAGTCGTAAAGGCGTTGAATGAAAGTGTTTGGTTCGGAGAAAGTGATATTGTTAGAATTTGGAACAATGCTCTTTCAAAGTATGACTCTTCTGCACCTAAGTGGATTAGAGAAATGCCTGTAGAATATTCTCAAATTTGGGAATCAATGAATACAGATGAAAAGAATCGTATTGTTGCTCAATCTAAGATGTATCGCTTGGATACATCATATCAAATAAAGAATTTCTGGTCAACGAGAGGTCTTGAAAATGCGAAAAAATCAGACAATCTCAATGAATCAAAATCAGTATTTAATATGAGTGTTGCACAAAACGATTTGGGATATGATACTAATTATGTTAATAATATCGCAGATCAACTAGCGAGTCGTTTTAATCGCTAAAAATTGAAAAAATAAAAAAATCGTAATATGCAAATTTTAAATGAAGCAAAAATCCACGAAACCTGGTCACCGATTATTGAATCACAGACAGGTATTAAAGATCGTGAAAAACTTAATTGGCTTTCCAAGTATTGCCATTATCACACATTGAACGAATCATCAGCATACCAAACACTCGGTGGTACTCCTGGTATGGGTGGTGTTTCTACAGGTAACACACTTGGTTCAGGTGCATCTGGTTTCTATACAGGTACAACTGGTTCAGGTGATAAGTTTCCATCACTTCTTCCTTTGGCAATCCAAGTTGCTGCTAAGACAGTAGGTTTTGACATTGTTAATGTTGTTCCTATGTCTGGTCCTGCTGGTGTTCTTACATATCTTGATTATGTATATGCTGGTGGTAAAATCAATAGTTCAGTTAAGCCTGAAATTATCACAATCAATGCTGGTCTTACAGGTAATCCTGATGCTGCATATGTAGTTGGTACTACATATTGGGGCTTAGACCTTCCAGGTGATGGTACAGATTTAGATGCGGGTCATGCAGTTAAATTGACCTATGTAGGTAAGTCACGCATTACAGGTTATCCTATCTTCCGTGTTATTGGTACTTATGTAACAACAGGAACAGGTGCAGGTGTCACAGCAGATGATACAGTAACTATTTCTGATGTATTCAGCCCAACAACAGCAGTTATTACAACTAATAATACTGGTGTAACACCTAATGTTCCTAATCTTGCATTAAACTTGCAAGCAGCATGTACAGGTAATGCAGAATTGGTAAATGCTCTTGAAAACCATGTTCATGGTTTTTCAGGTGCAGGTGCAACTGATGGAGATGATTGGCAAGGTGATTTGATTACACCAACTAAAAACTATGAGCCAATGTCTCGTGGTACTGGTGAATCTACATACTATCGTGTTATGGGATTGAAGGCTTATACAAAGTTCGTAGAAGCAACAACTTACCAAGTTGCAGCATCTATCACAACTGAGCAAATTCAAGACTTGAATCGTCAGTATGGTATTGATGTTGTCGCTATGGTTGAAAATGCACTTGTTAATGAGATTTCACAATCTATCAACAAGCACATCTTGAGCCGTGCATTTGCTCTTGGTTGGTCAAATAACTATGAGTTCTATCAAGTTATGGGCGAAACTCTTAACTTCCGTATTGATAGTACATCTGCTACAACATCTGCAGCATATTTGTTGAAAGATGGAACAACAACAACATTGGATATCAATGGTTTTGATCTTGCAGGTGCAGCTTCTACATTGTTTGAGAACTTATCAACAGTTCAACGTCGTGTAGTATCTAAGATTCTTGCAGCAGGTAATATCATTACTTCAAGAGGACGTCGTGGTCCAGCTAACTTTGTTGTAACAAATGCACAAGTTGCTACAGCACTTGCAGATGTTGCACAATTTACATTTGCTCCTATGGCAAATACAATTAACCAAAACAATGGTTCTTTGTATCCTGTTGGAACACTTGCTGGTATGACTGTATATGTTGATCCTAACATGGAATGGACAGATACACGAGTTCTCGTTGGTCGCAAAGGTTCAGACGAAGAACCAGGTTTGAAATTCATGCCTTATTTGATGGCAGAACCAATTCAGACAATTTCTGAAGGTACAATGTCACCAAAGATTGCAGTTAAGAGCCGTTATGCTCTTGTTGAAGCAGGTCAGCTTCCACAAACAATGTACTATACATTTGTAGTATATCTTGGAGCAGCAGGTTCAACAAAGTCTTTGGTTTAATCTTAGGATTATTCACAGAAATAAAGAGGGGGCTTTTAGCCCCCTTTTTTATTTTATAAACTATTATATCAAAATAATGCGTTCTGAAATCCATCATTATTACTGATGGATTTAGTTTTGTTTTGCCTAATAGGAATGTTTGTCATTGATATACTGCTATCAAAATTAAAAAGAGGTTTTACACTACTAATAACCTTTTTATTATCTTGCTTATTTTTACGAGTATATTTTTTTCTTGCTATATCAACGAAATCAGATACATTTGTTTCAATTCCATCTTGTTCTTTAAGAATATACTCTATTTGATTATTTATAGAAATCTTTTTGGCGAGTTTTTTAGGAACATTAAATTTATTCAAAAGTAAAAATTGCAATTGCTTTTTCGGATGCATTTCTTGTAATTCTTCTTTAGTATAAATTCTTTTGAAATCTGGTTTAGGTAATCTAGCATATTTTTTGTTTACATCAATTTCATTATTTGTATATGAAACATATGTAGGTTTAGGTAAGGTATTAGTGGTAAAGAAACTAAAAGATGTTATATTTTTACTCTCAAAATTAAGTAGTTCAAATAAAAAGAATTTATGAACACCATTTCTGAACTCATATTCTCCAACAAATTTCAAGTCTTGGGTGCTATAATCAAATGAATTATTATCTTCAATAATAAGAAAACTTTTTGAAATAGGACTACTATCAAGATTTTCTAAAATGTAGAGTTCTGGATCAGATTTATCATTTTCAAGACGAACATGAAGAATTTGAGAATCTTCATAAGTCATAATAGTTTCTATATCTCTGCAACCAAGTAGATACTTTGTTATAGACAACATATTTACCTCATAAAGGTATAGAGAATTGTTAATTATACAAATATAATTATTATTTGTATAATACAGAAATTATTTTATGCTAAATCTTCTTCTTTTGGATTTTCGTCAAACCCTTCCGCATCTAAATAATCATCATTTTCTGTAGTAGTTTGACCTGTTCTGTCAAAATTTTCAGCTACTATAACTTGAGGAGTTTCATTACCTTTCCAAAGTTTTATACCTTTTTCTACTCCACGAGATGTAATATAACCACCAACCGCAACAGTTAAAAGTGTCCACATTTCAGGTGGTAGATTTTTTAATTTTATACTAGGCCAAGTAAATTCAATAATAGGGTTAATAATATAATATTGACCAATGATATACATAAATAAGTACATCATAACTGGTCTCCAACTTTCTAAAATATAAGTCCATAATTTAGACTTATTTGTTTGTGGAGTGTTTTTTGATTTTGCATTTAGATAGAAATTGAATTCTTTTTTTATTATATCTTCATTTCTTTTAATTAGTTTTGAAACTAAATTCCTATTACTATCTTTTTTAAGATTTTTAGTTAAAAGATTTTCTAATCTATAAACAAAAAATTCTCCAAAATTATCGCACTCTTTAGACATAGTTATTTATTATTTTTTATTATCGCAGCAAATCATACCTTTATACATAGCACCTTCTAATTCACCATTGAGTTCTTCAACTAATGATTCTGCTTCAAATACTATAACTTCATATAATGCTGTTACTAAATTGAGTATGACACCAACCCTATTACTATTAGATTCAAATCTATCAGAATTACAAATAGAAGAAATACATATATAAAGTATTTTTTCGGTTGTTCCATTCCAATCTTCAGAAATCTTATCTAAAAATACATCTGGTATTCCTAAATCTTTACATTCTTGCTCTACGAGAGTATTTTTACGATGTAATACTTTTACAACTTTAGAATATAATTCCATAGTTGATAATTCTTCAATATTGGGCAGAATTTCATCTATCAGTTCTTCCCATACATGTTTTCCTGTTCTTAAAAATATACGAACATAGTCCATAAAAATCATATGTCTGAATTTATCTCTTATCGGAAATAATTCAACTCTTGTTATCCAATATTCACATGCTTGAAAGAATGGATGTAACCTTAATTTAGATGCTTCTTTTATAGCATCAATTTTTTCTTCATTAAGAATATCTTTTATTTGTAATTCATAATGTAATTCTTTATTAGTCAATTCTTTCTTTAAAAAGTCTATTGTATCTTTGGCTTTCTTTAAGTCATCTTCGGTTTGCTTTTCCTTTTGTTTTAGTCGGAAATTGAGATACTTATATCCGCCAAGAATTGTGAAAATAAGAAAGATAATAGTTATTCCACCAAAACCACCAAAAGTAGTAAAGAATGAAATAACCTTATCAATAGTTGATTGTACTTCTTTTAATTCATTAGCTTGTAGCATGATTATTAGTTAAATTATAACCTATATATTCTCAATTATATCTTATTGTTTTTTAGTTTCCATTTATTGTAACTATCAGTTAGTTCAATAAGTATTTTTGAGCGAACAATATCTTCTCTTTCAAAATTAAATTGTGTAGCACCTTTAATACCATTCAATATTTTTATGAAATCATTCAGTCCAGATTGATTTTTAGCAATATCATATTGTTCAACATCTCCACAGATAATAACTTTAGAAGTTTCGCCCATACGAGTAACAAATAATATAAGTTGTCTTAAATCGCAATTTTGAGCTTCATCTAAAACCATAATAGAACGATCAAATGTAGAACCTCTCATATATGCTAAAGGTCTTGCTTCTATAAAACCTTTATCTACCATAGTCTTAGTTTCAAGTTTTCCTATCATTTTTTCAAGTGTAATTAAAAAGGATTCCATATATGGAGCAATCTTTTCATCTATATCTCCTGGTAAAAATCCTAATTTTTCACCCGATTCTTGAGCTGGTTTAGTTGTTATAATTTTATCAAATTCTCTTCTTGAAATGAGTTTTAGAGATGTGTACATAGTAACAAAAGTTTTTGCTGTTCCAGCAGGTCCTGTACAAACAACAATTTGATTTTGTTCTATTGCTTCTGCGAATTTCCTTTGATTAGGTGTTAATTGTATAGATTTATGTAAATCATTTGATGATGATTTGGTAGGTCGTTGCTTACGACTTTTTGCATTCATAAAGATTGTTTTAATTTTAAGGTTGAGTTTCGAACGTTTGTATCGGTGAGTAAAAATTGTGTTTTGTTAATTCACAACTTGTACAAATTTGCCAATCATATGTTGTATTTGATAATAATCCATTTATATTGATAAATTTATTAGAACCTGGTACAGCATATATTGTCCACTTTTCTATATCTCTAGGTTTTATACGGATATAGTTTATTTCGGCATTATAACCAGAAATCCAAGTAAGTGTAACACTATTTCTTGTTATAAAAGAAGATTTCAAATTAGTTGCTTCGGGACATTCATTTAGATTAAAACTATAATCTAATCCACATGATAATATCAATATCCAATCATTCCAAGAATTATTATTTTCAATTTTTGTTATTGATGAATCAGAAGTTTTTATTACTATTGTAGTAGTATCATCTGCTAATGAATAAGATGAATTGATAATTAAAGTATTGAATGATTTCTTTGTTATTTTATTAAATAAAATAGAATCATTTCCTTTAGAAGTGAAATTCCCACCTGGAGAATTTTCAAATTCTGAACTATATCCTAATACATCAGTATAGTTACCTGATACTATAATTTCTACAAATGTAAATCTTTTGGAATCTCTTGGTCTGCTATAATCGGAAGAATTGATAATAATATCAATAATTGGAATTATTTGTATTTCAGAATTATGAAGAGCCGATTGACCTATAAATTCTGGGGGTCTTTGTAAAAAATCCATTCAAACAAGAATCATTTTGTTGTATATATCAAAACATAAAATATTTAGACTTAAAAATCAGAGTTAGAAAACAATTTTGTTTAAGATATATAAAAAGTATAACAATTATTTAAAGGTGAATTTATGTCGGAAAATGAATTTATGGGATATGATGATTTAGTTGAGTTCATATCTGAATTTATTATGGTATATGAAGCAGCGAGAATCACTCCTCATATTTATATCCAATGGTATAATAATCTTTCAGATGAACAGAAATGTTTTTTAATGGATGTTAGAGCTAAACAATTAGAAATAACCATGAAGATTGCATCTTTAGAAGAAGAAGCAAAAAAGTTTGAACAATCAATTCTTGATGAAGTTAATAAACTCATAAAAGGAAATGAAAAATAAAATCAAAATGATGAAATATTTGAAACTCTTTGAAAACTTTGAGAATGAATCTGAAAAAAATATCAGAATGAATCAACCTGAAGAAACAAAAAGATGGATGGGTGGTATTTCTGAAATAAATGAAAAAGTCAAAGAGCTTCGTGAAGTTATGGATTTAATGAAAGAAGCAGAAAGACAAGTTGAAGAATTACAGAAAAGTCTTGGTGTGTCTGATTTAATTTCAGAGCAAAATAGATTGATGGAAGACATCAAAGTAGGAATGAGTTCTATAAGTAAATCAACACATAAAGCATATGGATTGATTTTAAAGCATAGAAAAGGAACTGTAAGATGGGATCCGCCAACTAAAACTCTTATGCTTGAGATAGTTGCTTTAGCGGTAGATGGTGCAAAGGATTTTATTGAAAGGATGAAAACTGAATCAGAATTTAAGAATCCTGTAAAAGTGAAGCCATCACTTAAAGTTGAATATGATGATGAAAATGTGACAGAAGCAGAAATGATGGAGAAGAATCCTTGGTATAAAAGGATGTGGGATAAACTTACGAATTGGCTAACTTCTTTCAGAAGAAAAGTTATAGATGTATCTAATGAATTAGATTCAAAGGTAAAAGAACTTGAAATGAGATTAGAAGAACAAAGTATGTAATAAAAAACTCCATTGAAATAAATGGAGTTTTTAATTTATAGAGAATCCCAATCAATTTTACATGATGCTTTTGAAAGTAATTCTAAAAATCCTAAATCTTGCTTTTCTGAATGAGAATGATGATTAAAATATCCAACAGATATGTTAGTACAATTTTCAATTCTCTTATAATCTACAAAACTAAATGAATCGGTATTTACACCTTTATTATCTAAATTCATTTTCAAGCCTTCTTTATTTAAAGCATCTTTTAGTTTTATAGCAAAATTATCACTACAAGTTCTAACATTAGATTGATGGGTTATTATAGAATCATATCCTTTTCTATCAAAACTAATAACATTTTTAATTCGTTTTCCATACTTTTTAAATTCATCGGATTCTACTGCAAATCTTGAACCTAACCTTCCTATTTCCTCACCAACAAAAAAATAATAAAGACCTGGTATCTGATTTTCAATCATAGAAAGAAGAATAGTTACACCTGCTTTATCATCTGCTCCTAAAATTGTTTTACCATTTGTTTTGATAAAATCTTTAGAAATCTTATGTTTGATAGTTTCTGGTTCACCTTTACTAAAAGTATCTAAGTGTGAAGTAAATAAAACAGAAGGTAAATCATCTCCAACTTTTATAAATATATTTCCAAATGGATCTATTTCATAAGTTGGAAAAAGATGTAATAGAGATGATTCATACCCATGAGGTATGGTCGTTCTCACTAATTCTATAAATGTATCTTTTATATTCATAATACAAATATAGGTAAAAGATAATAAAAAACAAAATTTTTATTTTTTCTATATTGTAAAACAACAAAAAATTTCTATGAGTAAAGATTACTATAACATACTTGATGTTAGTCCTCAAGCAACTGATGAAGAAATAAAAAAAGCATTTAGGACACTATCTCTCCAATATCATCCTGATAAAAATCCAAATGGTGCTGAAAGATTTAAAGAAATAAATGAAGCATATCAAACTCTATCTAATCCTCAAAAAAAGAGAGTATATGATATGCAAAGAAATTCTGGAGGTGGATTTGGTAATTCATCTTGGAATGATATATTTACTTCAACAGAAGGTATGTTTTCTGGGTTTGGTTTTGCCGAAGATATGTTTGAAAGAAGAGAACAACCCATTCAACCTTTAGAAGTTCAGGTATTTGCTTCAATTTATGATGCTATATTCGGAGCAAAAAAACAAGTATCATATAAGAGAAGAACTTGGTGTAGTTCATGTGCTAATACTCATAGTCGTTGTAATACTTGTGGTGGAAGCGGAATTATTGTTCAAGTCAAAGGTAATGATTATTTCAGAGTTGAAGAAAGAACTCATTGTTACACATGTAAAGGAACAGGTTCTATTAAACAAAAAACACAAAATTGTCCCACAAATTGCCAAGATGGATTTATTTTAGAAGATACAACATTAACATTTGAAATACCTAAAGGTATAGATAAAACTGGAATGTATAGAATGAGACATGCTGGGCATGAATCACCTTCTAAAAGAGGACAAAGAGGCGATGTTATTGTTAAAATAGTAGAACAGGCAGAAGAAAATTATGAAAGAGTTGGAAATGATATTGTTGTTACGCAACATATTAGATACATAGATTTGGTAACAGGAACGAAAAAAACTATATCTCTTTTTGATGATCCAAATCTAACATATGAATACAAAATAAATAAATGGTTTGATACTGATGAATTGATAAAAATTTGTGATGGTCCTTTCATGAGTGGTAAAACTTATGCAAGAATAAAATTATACATTCCAAAACAAGAATTAAATGAAGAACAACTTGAAAACTTAAAAAGAATATGTGAGGACTAAAATGATAAATAGATTAAGTGAGATTGAAATTCAACTATTAAAAAGAGTTATCGTTCCAGAAATATTTGTTATTACAAAAAAAGGTTTAGCTCAAGTAATTAGTATTGATAAAAATAGAGTTTTAACTAATAGTAAAGAATATGGTGAGACTTATTATAGTTATGATGAAATCATTCCTATAATGAAAGGATTTGAACATCTTACTTTTCTTGATTTGTTTAACATTGTAGATATTTTAACTGATAGAATAGGATATGGAAACTATAAACCCAATCATAATTTTATTCCACACTATTACGAAATAACAGAAGAAAGTATAGATTTGAAAGTTCAAATATATCACAATTTTGATATAATTCATTGTGATAACCTAATAACTAATTTAGGTTCAGTATATCATTATTTATTATCTAAAAATTTTGATGTATATAATCTGCATAAAAAAGGAATAGTAATAATAGACCCAGAGTATTATGGAACAAATAAATTACAATAAAATAGGAATAGGAATTGTTACATATAATTCCCCATCAAGATTGAAAATATGTTTAGAGACTATTCCAAGTTATATCGAAAATGTTGTAATTGTAAATGATGGTACACCATACGACTTTACAATATATGGCAATCAACATGATGTAATTCAACATACAAAAAATAAAGGAGTAGCTGGAGCAAAAAATTCTGCTTTACGATATTTGGTTGGTAAAGGTTGTGAACATTTATTTTTATTAGAAGATGATATTATTATAAAAGATGATAAAATATTTGAAAAATATATTGAAGCATCTTTGAAATCAGGTATAAAACATTTTAATTATGCTTTACAAGGATATGGAAATTCAAAAAGAAAGAGTGATGGTACAATAGATCATCCAACACCTGTATATTGTGTTCATTATGATGAAACGCATATTTGTTTCTATCATTGGTGTTCAGGTCCTTTTATGTATATCCATAAAGATTGTATAGATGCAGTAGGATATATGGATGAAAATTTTTACAATATACATGAGCATGTTGATTATACGAATAGAATTATAAACGCTGAATTACATCCGCCATTTTGGTATTTTGCCGATATAGCAAATGCACATCATTATATTAATGATAGTCCTGAATTTAGAAATACAACAATTGAAAAAAATGATTACTATAATCAAAGATTAATAGGTGCTGATATTTATTTTGAACAAAAGCACGGACATAAACCTCTTAATATTCCACATAAATCAATAGAAGACTTACTTCTATTTTTACTAAAAATTAAACCTTAATTTGCATATGTCAAATATTTTTATTATTTTTGTATTGCAATAGTTTTTTCAAATATGTTGAGGTAGTTATGTCTTATACAAATGATGTATCGGTTATTGTTGAGGACAATTGTGTTAAAGTTGTTGGATATGATGGAGAGATTGATACCATTGTGTTCTTAAAATCAGATGGTGATAAACTCGGTAAATCAAAAATTGTAGATAATAGAAATTATAATAGTCCACAAAATGACACTATAATTTTCAAAGATGAAACTTATATTGAAAGAATGTATGAAATGGCGGTAAAAGAAATTGAACAGATGGATAAAAGAATTGTCGCAGAATCATTTAGAAAAGATGTTTATCTTGATAAAATTAAGGGATATACATTCTCTGAATTTTTTAAGGATAACTTTCGGAAATCAAAAAAAGATTGAAATTAAAATATAATCTTTGATGAATAAGCCCTATTAGAAAATAATAGGGCTTTTTTATTAAAAACTGAGGATAATTAAATAATTAAGGTAAAATGTAAATATAAAATTCAATTTTTAAGTAAATTTCATTTTTACTTTTGATATATAGTATTAGTAAAACCCTCATTAGAGGAAAAAAAATGCTTCTTAAATATGGCTAAAATTAAACTGGACCTGACTCAGTTCAAAGCATCTGGAGTATACACATTAGAATTTGACGCATCTGAAAGTATTATTCTTAATACACAGACAGTTCGTTTAGTTGTAGGTTTCTCAAGAAAAGGACCTTTCAATTCACCTGTATATTTGCCTGATGTTAAAACTGCAAGACGAATATTTGGAGAAATCGATCCTTTCTTGGAATCAAGAGGTAGTTTTTTCCATAGATCGTTATTTACTTGTTTAGATATAGGACCTGTTTTTGGTCTTAATCTATTGCCGTTAAATAACCAACCTATTTCTCAAGGTGGAGATGCCACAGAGTACCGATCATTCTCAGTAGATACTGCTGAAACCAATGGTAGTGTAACAAAGGCTCTTTATTCTAATTTCTATAATACTCAAAGATTTTGGTATCCTGATGAAACAAATTTGGTTGCTATTGCAAATGCAAATGCTTCAAACACTGGAAAATTACTTCATATTGTAAATTTGAGCCAAGGACCACTTTCTGTTATCATCCGTAAAACAGTTGTTAATGGATTTGATATTACAGCAAGAGATTGGTATGGTCAATCTGGTGAAGAAAAACCAGCATATATTGAAGACTTTGATTATATCGCAGATTACTTTGTAGAAGTTATTATTGTTCAAGGAAATTGGACAAACTATAAGAAACTTTCTACTGATCCAATATTCTCAAAATATTTCAACGAAAGAGGTATTCTTAAATCACAATTAAATGCATTTCTTTCATCAGAAGAAATCAATACTGTTGCAAGATTTAATGGATGCTTGATACCTGATTTTGTTGATGGTAATGGTGTAAATCATTCACTTGATACTATTGTTAATAATAGTGTTGCTACAACAGGTGTATTTTTAGCTTTTAATAAAGAAGCATTAGCTGATTATGAAACATCTACATCAAAATATGATGTAATTGGTCATCATTTGGCTGATCCAGCATATAATGTAGATTATTTGGATATGTTGTCATATAAGACTAATGTTAAAGAAGAATTTACCTATACTGAAAACACAGGAAGTTTTACATCAACAACTTATGATGCAGAAACATCTGGAGATTATTATACAGAATCATATAAAGGTAGAGGTTCTCAAGGTGCATTCAAGAATGTTTTGGTTCTAAAAAGACCTGCATCAACATCTGTAGTAAAATATGCAGAATACCAATTTATCGTAAGTAATTTGATAGTAGGTGGTTCTGTAATTCAAATGGATAGTGGTGATTGGGCAAGAGTTGAATCAAAACAAGAAACATTAGATTCAAGTGGGAATACGATTTTGAAAATTACATTCTCACATCCTGATAAAGCTGATGAATTAACAATGACACCTGTTAGTGTTTTAGCTGCTACATTCCAAACATCACAGACAGTAACTTTAACAAGTGGTTCAGATACATTTACAGTATCATCTGCTACTAACATTCGTGAAAATCAGCCTATCACAGGAACAGGTATTCCTTCGGGTACATACATAACTGATATTACTGGAACAACTATTACAATGTCTGCAAATGCGACTGCAAGTGGTAGTGTTTTAGTAACATTTGGTGGTTCTATTGTTTTGAGTGGTGATCAAACAGGTGATATTGCAGATGGTGATGAAGTTCTTATTAAAAATTCTCAAGACACAACTACATTTTATGTAGATGTTAATGATTCACCAATTCTTAATGGTTCTTCAAATACAATCGTACCATTAGTGAATGTATTAAACTTGCAGGATATGACATATAACCCAAGTTATTACACATCAACATTTGGTGCTTTACAATTCCCTGATTTATCAGGCGACCAAATTACTATAGCTTACACTCCTGATTTGTTTTATTTTGATACAACAGGAGCAGTTAATAAGTTTATTGCTTATCCATATTCACAAATCTATAAAGATTATGACTCTGGTTTCTTAACAAATGGTGATAAATACTATTATGGTTCTACTGATTTTTATTATTTGAAATATGGTAAATCAGCAGATGCAGATGGTATTCCAGTTCTTGAAATTAGAGCATATGAAGATAGTGCATTGAATACTGTTATTTCAGAATCAACAACATATATTGAAGTTAATGCAGCATTAACAGGTAATCCTGATGCAGCTTATGTTGTAGGTGGAACTTATTGGGCATTAAATGCACCTGGTGACGGAACAGATTTGGATGCAGGTTATGCTGCCGAACTTGAATATGTTGGAGCATCAACAAACACATCAAATGAAATTTTCAAAGTTATTGGTTATTACACAACAACTGGAACAGGTGGTGCTGTAGTTGCTGATGCAACTGTTGAAATTACTGATGTATTTGATGGTTCAAGCGTAATTACAACTGATGATTCAGGAGAACCATTCACAGCATTGAACTTACAAGGTGCTGTAACTGGAACATATACACAAATCGGTTCATTTATTGATATTTTGAATTATGTTAAAGATGGTGCAATTAATTCATCAGGAACTATAAACATTTATCCATTTGCAGATTCTTTCTCTGAAACATTTGTTGTACAAGCATGGAATGCTACAAAAACAGAGGTTGATGTAAATGTAGCAGATGCAACTGGATTAGATGTAGGTCAATATCTTGTATCATATACAACTGATGATGAAGGTGCTGATGTTTATAGACTTACAAAGATTATTAGAAAGAGAAAGATTTTTGATGAAACAACTTCTCTTTTCAAATTCCGTTATACTGTAAATCAACCAATTCAAATTCTTAATGAATATGGTACAGGCGATAAAACTATCACAAGATATAAGTCAATAGACGATTTTGTTACTACTTATGAATTCTCAGGTATGAGTGGTTTCAAATTAACATCATTCCACTTGCCAGGTGATAGAACTAATAAGCAATCTCAAATGGAGAAGATTTATGAAGTTCTTGAAACTACTAATCTTTTTGAAGCATTAACAAGTCGTGATGTTATCCAATTCCGTTATATTGTTGATACATTTGATGGTGGATTACAACCAAATAATTATCCAAAGAGCATTCTTTCTAAATTAGCTAAAGAACGCTTGAAGTGTTTGGCTCTGCTTAATCCTCCTTCTGCAAAACAATTTGAAGCATCTACAGATCCTAGATTTACAGATGAACCAGATCCAGCAGGAGGTAATCCAAGACCATTGTTGAATACATCTTATATTGCAACAGGTGGAAATCAATCTCTTGGACCAAGTTTCTCATATTCATTACCAGATGAAGAAAATGGAGCAAAACATGCAGCATTTTTCTTCCCTTACATAATTTTGAGAGATGGAACAAAGAATATAATAGTACCACCAGCAGCTCATGTTTCAAACAATTTTGTTTTGAAATTCATTAATGGTTTCCCTTACTCAATTGTTGCAGGACCTAGAAGAGGTATATTGTCAGATAGTCGTTTGGTTGGTCCTGAAATTGATTTGTCAGATAACGATAGAGAATCACTTGAACCATTTGGTTTGAATCCTATTGTTAAGAGAGCGAGACTTGGTACAATGATTTATGGAAATCAAACTGCATACCAAAAAGTACCATCTGCAATGAACAATGTTCATGTTCGTGATTTGCTGATCACTATTGAAGAAGGTGTTGAAGATATTTTAGCAAGATACATCTTTGAATTTAATGATGCAACAACACGATTGGAAATTAAGTCTATTGTAGATACATTCTTAGATGGTGTTAGATCAGCAGGTGGAATATACAATTTCTTCACACAAATGGATGATACAAACAATCCTCCTGAAATCATTGACCAAAACAAAGCTATTATTGATATTGCAGTAGAACCAGCAAGAGGTATTCAAGTTGCAATTTCAAGAATTACAGTTACGAAGACAGGTGGAGCAAACGCATCAGCGTTTCAGTTTGTTTAATTGAATGGTGGTTAAAATGTCCAGTTTTCATAATAAGAAACTGGACATTTACCCCACCTATAATTTTTTGATTTTATGATAATATCAACTTATTCAAAGTTTTTGCAACAGCAAAAGCATCAATTTGAATCTCAAAACATTATGGCTCAAAACTTGAGCCAAAATATTGTAGAGGAAAGGGATAAACTAGTAAAAAAGATAAGTTATATTGTTAGTTCTGCATCAGAAGCAGGTGTTCAAATCCAAATAGATTCTGATGATGTTGATTTTGGAAAGCCAAGAGTAAAAGTTTTAATTAATGGAAATGAATATACATTCACTCTTGAAGGAAAGATGATACAAATTCAGAGTTCTGATGGTGGCGTTCTTGACAATTTCAAAGGAACTTCAAAGCAAATAGTAGATAAAATAATTAGTCATAATTTTTGATTAGTTTGATAAAATGTCAAAAAAAAGTTCTAAAATATAAAAGAAAATAAATTTTTAGAAAAAACTTTGATATATAGAATATAAGATGTCAAACATCTAAGATAAAAATAAGAACCCGAAACAAATGGGACTTTTACCACACTATAAAAACTCAAAAGCAGGTATGGAGCAATTCGAACCTGTGTATATGAATCTTTTTCAAGTATCTTTAATTCCACCACCAGGTGTTACTGTATGGGACAAAGAACTTATTATTGAAAATGTTATTTCGGTTAAAGGAATGGCAGTTGATCAAAATCCAGATCAGCAAGTTATACAAACATTCAAAGGTCATAAGAGATCATATGCAGGATCATTGGTAACAAATACATATGTTGATGTAGCATTGAGTTTTGAAGTAAATATCAATAATGATAATTCAATGTATGTTTATAAAGCACTACGCAGATGGTGTGATTTAGTTCGTGATCCATTAACTGGAGCAATGACACCTAAATTGTCTTATGCATCAAAACAATCTTTGATGACTATCCATTTGTATAAAAAGAATGGTGATATTGTTCGTACTTGGATTTACCCAAGTGTTTTCCCCATTAGTCCCCTTCCTGTTATGGATTTGGATTATACTCAACAGACAAACTATAAGATTGATGGTTTTAAATTTAGAGCAGACTACTGGGAAGATATTACGCTAT